TAGCCCCCGAAACCTCGAGCATGGTATTTTTCAGGACGACTCTTCGGGTGTTCCCCGATCAAGTGTCCATCGCCATAGCCGTCTGGTCCCCACAACAGCAAGTCCGGGTGGATTAAGGATTCCACCTCTTTGGCCCTCTGACTGTCGTGATCTCGCACATAAAAATTGTGCAAGACGAAAAGGAGCTGTGCGTTAACCCAACCTTTCGCGTAGAAAGGACGCACATCGATACCCCTAAAGTAGTCCTTACCACAAGATTCCCGGAAGGGACCCGAGTGGAATGACTTCCCGGCATTGACCAAGAACCCGGCGTATCGTAAGACTTCCGTAAGGTCGTCGAACTTATCGCTAGGGAGGACAATGTCATCGCCGTATACTGTGACATCACTGTCACAGTCGCAGCAAGCAGCTGCAAGACTCCAGAATATGAGAGTCTCCAATGGGAAAGTGTAACCGTTTCCCATAGACGCGAATTTCTCTTGTGTCATCGTTTCGCCGTTAGGCAATTCGACGGTGCTTGACCGACCCCATTTAAGGAGATCGGCCCACTCGAGAGGAAGTAGCTCAAACACCAGTTCTCGCGAAATGGTGTCCGATGCGGACGACAGGTCCAGGGTTGCTAAAGCCCCAGTTAACGACCCTTCGAGCGCCCGCCGCTGATTAAGCGACTGGTCCCGAATGTCGATACCGAATGCAGCAAGACGTTTGGCCATAAAGGAGCCGAGCGCGAGTTGAAAAGTTACGTTCAACCCTGCTTCGACACACACTGACCTATAAGTCTTCGCACTCTTAGGGACGAAGCTCAGTCTAGCCGGCACTATCTCGACCGGAACTGAGACCCATTCATCCACCACAAGACCGGCCTTCACAGGCGGGTTACCGAGACCATAAATCGGACGCTGCGAAAGCATTGCTGCTTCGTGCTCGTCTTCAAGATGTTCGGCCCAATCGTCGTCACCGACGCTTGTCATTTCAATCCTTAACGAGTCGGGTGACTCGTGGACTGAGGTGAGATGAGGCATCTCCCCCAACACCATTGCGGCTATTGGAAGGAAATCTTCGCTACACTGAGGCTTCTCCGCAAGTTTGCGGCGAATAGAAGCCTCGCTTCTTTTTACCCCGTACGTTGCGCCGGGGCCGAAGCGTAGATCCAACTGACTGATACTGGGAACGGGTCCCAGGATGCGCGCGATTTTCCGCTGAGCCTGAAAAAACACAGACTCAACGCGAGAGGGCCATGATAAAAGCCCTCTCCGGTGCATACTCAGAATCGAGTTGGTTTGTCTACATAGCTCTTCGGCTTCGAGGAACTTCTGCAAGGCAATCGCTTTCTTATCTATCCCGATATGGAGGTCGGGCAGCTTCTGAAAGAACGCCAAGGCCTGGCGGCAAT